TAATGGTCTTCCTCAATATTTCGTTATAAAAATATTCAAACATTGTTAAATTCCTAGTACTTTATTTAGGGCATTCCGAACGGATTAGTCTCAGTAAAGTCTAAGATCTTATCTGCTTCGGTTTCGATATTGAAATTATCTGCATATTCTTCAGTATCTCCAATCTCAGTGTCAATAAGTCTTATATCATGTGTAGCACCTGAAGATGCTCCTGTTAAGGTTTCTCCAATTACAAATGTACCTGCAACATTAGTTAGTTCAAGTATATTAGTATCCGACTTCCATACTCTTACTCTTGCTGTTGTTCCACTTGTACCACCGGTAACAACTTCATTGAATTGGAAGTTTCCGCTACCAGTTCCACCAGGAATAGAGAATGTAGCATAAACTGGTAGATCCCCAGCAGTATAACCAGAACCAGTATTTGTATACCAGACATTGGTTATCTTACCTGCAGCATTCATAATAGCAGCAGCAGTTGCAGTAGTACCAATTCCAGTCTTAGCAATTGAATCAGGAGCAGGGAATGTAACTGTTGGTGCAGTAGTAAATCCACTACCACTAGCAGTAACTGTTACGATACCTAGAGTATTATCACTAATAAAGCTTGTAGCAGCAACACCAGATCCATCCCCAGTATTAGTAAATTCAACACCAGGTACAACTGTATATCCAGCACCTGGGTTAATTATATGAATTGACTGTACAGACTTAAGTGCAGAATTAACATTTGTATTACAGTATTGTATACCACCAATCATTTCTCCTATCGTAGCAATACCAGTAACCCCTCCAGCAGGCGCAGAGGACACCCCTACAGTTGGTATTCCAGCATACCCTCCACCACGATTACTAATCTTAAAGTAAGATATAGCACCTGAAGTTATAATTCCAGTATATGCAGCAGCAGTTACCCCTGCACCTACCATAGTAAGAGTCTGTGTAGGTCCAAGGATTGTAGAAATACCATCTTCAGTGGTTCCATCCCCAATATCATCTCCTACCAATTCATCATCGATAGCAGCAATACCAGTATCAATAACCTCATCCTCGTAACGGAAGAGCTCACATCTCAACTGGTAAACATAAGTCTTTTGTAGTTGGTAGAATGGTTTCTCATGCTCTACATACTTAATTTCAAACAACCTATCCCCCAATGGGAAATAAACTAAATCTCCTTCTTTTGGTCTAGTGGTTAGTTTTACATTAGACTCATTCTTCATTAAAGGTTCAATATAAGTCTCCCACCTTTCCCTAGAAATAGTAAGAGTTACCTCATTCGTTCCTTCAATACCAAACTTAGTCATCAATACAGGATTATCTGCATATCCATCATATGTGTCAACATATGCTTCTAATGGATAAGCATCATCAAACTTAGACTGAATTACTTCTCTAATAACTGTAGTTTCAGTCATATACTTCCTAGGAAGATAATGCACTTCAACACCATACATCCTCAACTGTTCGTTGATAAGACTTTGAACTAAACTCTGTTCGTTCTTAGCACCTTGCTGGAAGTATGGATTAAGTGCCATAATCTTAACCTATCATATCGAGTGGAGGCAATTCATAAGTATTAGACATTTGCTCTCTAATGATTTCAAGATCTTTCATTCCATCATCATAGATTTGCCGTCCGTTTAATTCAACCCCTCCTGGTAATTTAACTCCCTGGAATTTAAGTAAATTTTGTCCCCACTGTCTTTTGAAGAGAGCAGCAGTATATCTCTTTAAGAATGAATCATTCCAAACCCTCGTATAATCGTTTGGATTTAATGCTCTAAAACAATCAATAATTATAAAGTCTCCTACCGCTAAACTACCCCAATCAACATCAAGATATAATCTATCCATTCTTTGATTAAATCTTATCTGCTTCTCAGTAGTTAATAAGAATTGGATGTCTGACAAATAAGTCTTTGTCATTGCATAAGTCAAAATCTCTGTTGATCCCCAATAATAAATGTCATTTAAGAATAACTGATACTTAACACTAAACATGTTATTGGTAGCAGTATTCAATCCATCAAAGTGATATATCTTAGTTACACCAATAATTTCTGGAGGAATCTGTAAATAATTACTATTTTCATAATATGAAAATGTAGTTGCTGTTCCTGCAATATTTGCACTAGCAGTTTCAGTAACTATTCCTGCAGTTCCATAATTTCCGTTAGTAGATGCTCTTCCTCTATCAATATCTTCTTGCGTTACCCTATACTTCATATAGACTTGAGAAACTCCATCAAAATGTCTCTCTTGAAAATATTGAATAGCGTCATCTATTAAATCATCACATTGCTCTGTGGCTAGATTAATTTCCAACACAGGAGCACCTAGTTGCCTTAAACAATATTCTTTAAATTCCGTCCTGCTTGTTGGTTGAGCCATTTACACAACTACTCTTTTAGATATTTAGGGAGCAGAAGAAATGCCTGCATATACTAGGATATTACCATTAGCAATGCTGTATATTGTTGTTCCAGAACTTACTAGAACATTATAAACATACCTTCCTTCTGCAAGGTTTCCAGTTGCTGTTGATCCTAAAGAAAGATTAAATTTTCCATCATAAGCACTAGTGAACCCTACATTAAAAGTCGCTAAGGCACCCATAGTTGCTCCTACAGATACGCTTTTTGCTAATTGGGCAGAACCAGTCCATCCAGTAAAATTATAAGCAGCATTGCCCGTATCAACAACGGTAAAGTCTGCTGAGAAATTAGCACCACCAAAAATGGTCAAGTTTGCGGCATAAGGTACACCAGCAGTAGGATCAAATGTAATCTTTTTACTTGCCATGGACTAACTCCCTGAGTAAGGATTTTATTTCCCCAATTTCACCTTTTAAATTATCAAGATCTTCTTTCATGTTATCAAGATCTTTTTCCTTCACTTTTTTAATATCACGAGTTGCCACATACTTATCATGATCTAAAGAATTGATGTTGATAATTGAATTTGTTTTTGGATCTCTAGCAAGATCCCCATGTCCTTCAACTTTATACATCATGCTAATGCCATTACTCTCAGTTTCTTCATACGAGGAACATAAACTTGACTTGATGAAGTTAATACAAGTTTAACTCTATAAGTCCTAAATGATGGTAATTGATCCGCAGTAAATACATACTCAGTAAATTCTAAATCACCACTTTCAAATCCAGTAGAATTCACTTTAGGAATGAATATATCTGATTGACCATCATTATCCTTCACAGCAATAACTTGACCTCTACCATTCAAGTTATTAAATCCAGGGAATGGTGTAAAGATAGGTGTGTTACCTTCTGTATTGGATATTGAATAGAATGCTCTAATATCACAATTAACATTAATGTGAGCATCTACAAAGATTTTAAGAGAACTTGCACTATTTTCCAAAATTATTTCCTTAGAAATATACTGGCATGCAGTTGGGTCTGTATCAATTTGATTCACTCTACTATCAGAAGCATAATCAGTAATTGCATTATTAACTCTATTAGAAGTAGTAATAACTGCCAATCTTTGAGCATCAATAACTGGACTTAAACGACTATCCGTAGTATTAAGGAATAGTCTCATATTCATAGATTTATTACCAGGAAGAGTTGATAATTTTAAATCCTCATTAATCTTAGATGCAATCATTCTAGGAGTGTGGAAGTAATTTGAAGTATTTGGAGTAACACTTTCAAATCCAGCATCGAGGTAAGGAATCTCATTTCCATCAATACTTTGACTTGTAATAGTTCTAACTTCACCAGTTATAGAAGTACCACGAACTGATACGTTTTGAACAATTGGAGTAAGAATTTCAAATGGCATATTTTGAGTTGCCCTTGTCTTCTTTCCACCTCCAGACTTAGTTGCATTTAGATAAAGACTTGGATATCCAGCAACATTTCTATTAGTTCCATCCTGACTCATATCTAATCTAATATGATAAGAATCAAATGTAATTGGAGATGTTACAGTAGGATCGGAAAGATTATGAATCTTATTAATCCTCTTAAGAGAAACCCCACCTAACTCATACTTATAAATTGGAGTTCCAACAGGATAAGTAGTTGGATTTGATCCTCTAGTGGTTATGCCAATATTATTACCAGAAACAGATTCATAAGAAATGATCTCTCCAGTACCATATCCATTACCACCAATTTCAAGATATCCGTAATTGGTAGTTCCTACACCAACACTCTCAAATAGATTAAATTTAGTGGCATCTGTTACGCTTATAGTACCAGCAGTATTGGTAATATCTAAAGGAGTAGATAACTTAGTGGGTTTAACATCAGATCTTGCATTAGAAATTTCAACTAAATTATCAGCAAAGTACATACCATGATTCTTATGATCTACCTTAATATGAAGACCATCAGTATCAACAGTAGTTGAGGATACTTGAACATTACCACCATAACCAGCATTAAGATCTACAGTATTACCTGCACTATTAGTATACTGTATAGTCTTAGCAGCACCAACAGTGAAATCTCCTTGAACTCCATCTACAATTAATTCACTAGTCATTCCAATTGAAACAATGGAAAGTCGGGCATCTCTACCAACAGAAGTAACACCTAAAGTTGTAAATCCAACAACATCACCAACCTGATATCCAGAACCACCACCAGTAATAGTAGCAGCGCTAATAGCACCATCTTGAACACTTATCGTTCCAACTGCCCCTCTTCCATTACCAGTAACAGTAACAAGATTAACTCCAGCAACAGTACGAGAACCATCAGCAGGTGTGTATCCAATACCCGCATTGCTAACAGTTAATGAACCAGTCGCTGAACCAGCAACCCCTATCAGTCTACCTGTAGCATCTGAAGCGGGTTGAGAAATTAATTGTCCAACCAGAAGTCCAGGATCTGCAACAGTTGTACCCAGTCCAACCCTAACAGTTCTTGAAATCAAATTCAAAGAATCTGGTAACAGTTGAGGGATCTGATTATTACCAACCGAAAGTTGAGGGTTATAAAGTTCAACACTTCCTGATTCTTCAAAGTCTGCTCTATAAAGAGTAAACTTAAGATCTTCCCATTGACTTGCTTCCCATGTAGAAGCATTCTGAGATTTGAATAAAGATCCCAAATAAGGCTGGTTAGAAATATAAGTTTGTGTTAAAAGATCATTTTCACCAATTCTTGAAATATAAACACTATATTTGGTTGAATTAGATGCTAAACAAATAGCATATTCTTCACCACCTTCCAAATAAACAGGTGCCTTCATCTTAATAGTAGTGGCAACAGAACCATCACCAGATGTAGTGATATCACCTGGTTCCACTACAATCTCTGAGAATGGGATAACATGTTGTGTAGGATATCCATTATTCATAGTCCTCAATTGGAATACTAGAGGAACATCATTATCATCTTTAGATCTAAAGAATACATCACATTCAGTAATGAATATTCCAGTTTCTTCATCAACTAAGAAAGATTGTGCAAGAGGGTCATACCAACCAACAATAGCATTCCTTTGTACATTTTCTCGAATTACTTCAGATCCTACAACTTGAAGACCAGTTGTTCTAGTAACTGCTCTTTCTTGGAATTCCTGCTTCCTTTCAATTCTAGCATTTCTAACAGAAACAATATTTTCTTGAACTGTTTCGAGAGTTCCTGCTGCAGTGTATGCTTCCTCAGCAATAGTACTTGCTTCATTATGATCATTATCTTCATCATTCACTAAAGTAAATACTTTAGTACCAGTTTCAAATCTAGGGAAATTAATATTATTAGGATTAGGGATATAGTAACTTCCTTTCAAATTAGCAGCTAAATCAGAAATAAGTCTTAGATTAACAATCTCTGCTGTTGCTCCACTGGATTCACCAACTAGAGTCATTCCAGTTTCAACCCAACCCCAATATTCTCCTTGAACTTCATTAGCAAGAGAGTATGTATCTACATTCAAAAGAGTAGAAGTAGATGAATATGATTCGGGTAAAATTTGATTATTATAAGGATTCTCTGGATAGATCTTAGTAGGAAGATCATAATCACCTTCTCTATGATTTGATTGAGCAACTCTAAACGTTATTCTTGGTTTTGAAGTTTCCTCACCTAAACCAGTACCTTGAACTGTTCCAGTGACCTTTTCTCCAACCTGGAATGTACCAGTATTCATTTGGATTTCAAGGAGTTTAGGTACACAATACTTGGTAACATCTACTCCATCAAAGAAACCATACATTCGTGTAAGAGGTTTAACTCTCTTAGCATCAAATTCTACATTCCTTGCTCTCATGAAAGGAATAAGATCTCTACTAACAACTCTATCACCTACAGAATGCTCATCAAAAGATTCTGTAATAACAGTTCTTTCACCAGTTCTGGATTCTACACCAACATCAATCTGCTCTCTTAAGGTGTCACGGATCTCTCTATCAATAAGAGTACCACGCCAAACTCTATTACGACCACCAGGTCCTTGACCTCTCCAACCAATACGCTCATTACGAGTCCTGGTTGTTGTTATAACATCAGTTCCAGTCCAATTAGTCTGCCAAGAATTCCAAATCATTGGACCAAATCCTGTTTGTGGATCTACAGTCCCTGCTTCAATAGCATCATTCATTACTTCATTATAATTACCTTCAGCTTGAATGATTTTAGCTTCTAATCTTACAGTATCAACCCAAGTATCTGATGCTGGAGTTAATTCCAAACTTCCTTGCCAGAAACTAATAAGGAAAGGAGTTACACTTTCAGATCTTGTTGCAAAATGCTGCTTTAACCATTCTACAGAAGTATATGCTAAAGTTAGAGTATCATTCTGTTTAGTAACATTATTCTCTAAAATAGAAGCAAATTGAAGATCAGCAGTTGGGTCAGGATTAGTTACCGGACCAAAAATCATATCGACAGAATTTGTATAATGTAGAGGTCTACCTTCATTAAATTTTCTATCAATACTATTGTTAATTCCAATTTTATTCTCTTGTGCGATAAAGGAAGAGAAATTATCTACAAAGAAACCAGACTTATACCTATTCAGTCCATCCGAATCAGGGATAAACATATTAGCGGTATTGACTTCCATTAAGGAGAGTGTGGTATAATATTCAAGATTCTTGATTCTATCTTCAAGTCTCTTAATATCAACCATTCTAAATCTCTTATGCTCCAAGAACTCAAGAGCAGCATCGGATGTGTTATACAGATAAGGAGGTAAAGTAATTCTTGCTACTTCTACTGCATCATCAACTGGTCCTGGTCTTTGAGGATCATCAGAAGGAGTTCCATATTTAACTTCAAATACACCATCTTTAGTTATAAAGATCCTATCGATTCTTCCTTGATAATAAGAAAATGTGACTTCAATATCTTCATCAGATGCTAATGGATTAGCTGCTGATTGACCAGAAGAATTAAAAGTTCTTCCATAAAATTCTAATGGTGAACGTGCATTCTCAGAAACTGTATAATCAGAAACTCTTGGTCTTATATCAATAATATCACTTTCTGAAACACCATCTACAATTGATATTTGTGTTGCATAATTAAAGTTATCATATGAATTTACTGTAGTAATATCTCCATCATCAGTAGTATCATAATATCCATTGGAAAAATAAATTTTAATTTTCTTCTCTGGTGGTTCAAAGTTTGCTTTTCTTATCAATGAACCATAATTTAAGAAAGTACTCCTTTGACCATCATTAATTTTAAAGTTATCTGTTATGTTAAAACTAGGGGCATCTAAAGTAACAATAGTTCCTTCTACAAGAGATTCTTGAGCTATTATTACTTCACCTTCTTTAAAGCTAATATCATTTTTATGAATAAAGGAAATCTGAGTATCTGTCAATTTCTCAGCAACTATAGCAATAGCACCACTTGTTTGACCAATAATCTGTTCACCAATTACAAATTCTGATGTAGTTGTAGTGGAACTGGTCATCGAACCAAGAACCATCTTAGGTGCTGAAGGATCACTATTATCTTCTGATGGTACAGTTGCCTGCTCAAAGACACCATGAACCTCAATAACATCTGGTGAATTTAAAGAAATAGCATCATCTTCTACTCTAGTTCCATATGGATAATTTCCATATGTTAATCCATTATTTAAACTTGTTGTTCCAATACCAGAACCAGCAAGTTTTGATAGATTAACTACGATAGAATTAACTCTATTTTGAATCTTTTTCTTTGCTTTTGGTTTTACTTTCTTTAAAGTAGTAATCAATTGAGCATCAGTATCATTCGCACCCAAATTTTGGATTTGAAGATTAGTAGATCCCTGAGTTATCTCAACTGCATTAGAAGTTAATGGTTCTGCAGTTCCATCAGATCTCAATAAAGCATATCTTTCTTCATCATATGGTAAGAAAGTTTCATTTTCACCAGCAACTACAATTGCTGATAATTGGTTATTAGTGATATTAACTAATTGACTCTTTCTTATAGTAATAGATGCATCTGTTAAATCAACATTAGCAACATTAGATTTAGGGAGTTTTGTATAAAGAGTATTATCCGATGAACTATCTAATCTTGTAGTAATAACTTTAAAATCAGTTGCTTCATATGCTGCTTCTGGTAGTTTACCATCAGCAATTCCAGAAACTGTAGTTACACCAGTAATAGTAATATCATTAAGACCAACACTGGTTACCCTACCATAAATGGGGTCTGTAGGTGATACAGAGATATCAGTAAAGGAAACTAAATCATTTTCCCTTACGAGAGGGTTAGTTGCTGGTCCAGGGAAATTTTTATTTGCTGTTCTTACAGTACTAATATAACCTGCACCTGATGCAGGACTAACAGTGACTATTCCAACATTAATACTATCAGACTGGATTACATCAGCAGTAAAGGTATTAACACCAACAACACCATTATTAGTTCCATATAATGATTTTACATTACCAATCCCGTATTCAGTAATAGCAATAGCAATTCTTCCATCAGGAATACCATCAATAACCAGAGATTCTTGAGGAATAAAGTTTCCTGTGGTTTCATAAACAGTTAGTGCTGTTCCTGCTGTTACAGCATCCTTAAGAAATGCTGTTGCACCACTATTTTTTCCTTTAATAAAAGTAGGAATTGTCAAAGTACATGCAGTACTAACAGCAATTTCTGTTACTGTTTGTACATCATAAAGAGAAATATCCCATTCATTTAAATTCCCATTGGAAGTACTATAGGATCCCGATTCTAATCTATAATCATATACCCTCGCAACGCCAATTTCTTTACCAGGAAGTGAAGAAGTGGTATAACCAACTCTCTGGTCACGTAGACTTACAACATAAGTATTTCCTATACCAATAGTAGGTGAACCATCAACTCTGTTTATCTTTAAAGTAGGTCCAGTATTGTAAGCAAAAGTAAGATCTTCAATTATTGCAGTTGCTCTTGGTTTCTCTACATCAAGGTAGACAGGACTTATTGTAGTAACTTCCCAACCTTTAACAAATGCTTTACCAGGAGAAACCTTATAAAGTCCTAAACCATCAGATGGCGTAGACCCTCCAGGAGTAAATTGACCTTCCTGAAAGATACCTCTATTACCGACATTATCATTTAAAGAATTCTCAACTGTAATATCAAATGGATTTACATAATAATCACCAGATTCGGCATAAGTTCTTCTTGCCAAAATCTCCATGAAATTTTGAGAGTATGTTGTAGAAGCTGCAGTTTGTGTCTGCAAAACTCCCTCTTTTACTATTGCTAACTCTACAAAATTATCATCATTAAAATCGTCTAAAGCTTTTTTAAATAACCTAGTAGAAATCCTTAATCTATCTGCACCAGGTGCTGCATAATTATTAAATCCCTGAGAGTTGTCATTTAAACTCTCATCCATATCAGCATTAACTATTGTTTCATCAATATAAAGTCCAATTCTATAACTAGGAGTATTACTATATTGATCTAATAGAAGAGTCTCAGTATCTACATTTACAAAATTTCCACGAATAAAATAAACACCATCTTGAATTTGGAAAGCAGATCCCGTTGCTGATGCACTAGTAGCAATAGTAGTAGCAAATGCACTATCTGCTGCTATAGTAGTATTTCCTAATAATCCTGATGTAATAATGACATTAGAAGACAACTCCTCACCATCTGAAAAAGTGGTAGTGGTGTTGTTTTGAATATTTGAACTTAAGTAATTTACGTAAAGAGTAAGATTATTTCTTTCTGAATCTTGTGGATATAATATAGTCTCAACAACTGCTGTTACCCCTGATGTTTTTCCAGTAATTTTTGTACCAATTAACTGATCCGCATAAGCAGTTACAGGTACTCCTTGGAAAGTATTATTTAACTGAATACAATTAAATAATTGAGTATATCCAGTATTACCTGGAATTACCTTTGCTCCTTCTTTAAAAAAGTGTTTACCAAATTTCTCAATTTGGTTCTGCAGCATAGATTGCAGACCTGTTAGTTCTCTTGCTTGTACAGGGTACCCAGGTTTAAATAATACCCGATGAAAATCGTTATCAGGATCAAAATCGTCGAAATATGGTGAGACGTTGAGATTCGTTTGCTGCGGCATGATTTTTTAGAATTGCAAGATAACTTTGATATCTTCTTTTTGATTCACCGACCTAGTTATAGAGGGTCTATTATCAACATAGACTATAGAACCTGAGTATTTTTTAACTTCAGGAAGGGCAATGCCGTCAGTAAACTCTTGGCCAAGATAGTATGTACGATTATTTATTACAGTTGAGACACCTGTAAAGGATGTGTCAATTGCTAAATTAGAACCTGTTGACGGTACAATCGTCAAACTTCCACCAGTGCTAGGAGAAGCAGTAAATTCGGTTAAATCAAATCCCCATTGAGGATTAGTTTGTGCTGTTCCAACAGTATTGAAACCAGCCATAGTCTTATCTTGCCAATACTTTAAGACTCCTGTTGTTTGGTCATAATTTACCACTCTACCAATTGCAGATGTTCCAGTTGATACTGTTTGTTGGAAATAAGAGTCTGCAGTAAAGGTAGCAGTACTATATCCAAGTCCAGCTAATCTTAAAGCATAAGTAGCACTTGCTTTATCAGCACTTAAAAGTGTAGTTCCAGAAGATTTTGGATTTTCAACAACACCAACTCTTGCGATTTGGTTTCCAGTTATAAAGTCTGGATTTTCATTATCATTTTCAATTCTAGAATATAGAAGAACGTTCATTGCTCCTAATTCCTTGTAGATATCATATCCATGTCCACCAGGAGGGGATACAATAACATCAAAGGTTGGAATAGTTGTTCCAGTTGGAACTCCACCTGAAAGAAGGTCTAAATTACCATAAGTGTAACCAGATCCTTGATTGGAGATAGTTACAGTATCAATCTTAGAATCGGCATTGACAATAACAGTACATTCTGCACCAGAACCATCACCTTTTATAGGTACTCTAGTATAGGTTCTGTTTCCAGTTCCAATACCAACTCCACGGTTAGTAACAGTAACAATCTTAATAGACCCATCTACTGCATTTGATCTAACAGCAGAATTATCAGTACTAGTAGACCAACTAGCAGGAACAGGAATATAATCGCTAGATTCAAACTTTACAATTTCACTAGGTTTAATAGTATAAAGATATTTCCAAATATATCCATCACCACTACTACCAGCACTTCTTGGTTCTAAATCTGTAAATGTTGGTTCATCCAGAGAAGGTCTGCCATTTGGGTTATCTGGATCAGTTCCGTTTTGAAGACATTCATAAACCCTGTAATCACTATTAATTACATAATAAGAAGCAGAATATAAGTTTGTTGCACCAGAAATCTTAGCAGTATTAGACCTACTATAATCATCTCTGTACATGTCATACGTAGTACCCGATGACCACACTCTACGAGTAACAACCTGTCTTATATCGTCAGAATTAATCTTCTTCAGAGCAATCATATTGTCCCAATAATCATTCTCCTGATTAAAGTTATCTTTAGGAGCAGGAGGACTAGTATCCCAATCAGACTGATAATCAGTAGGGTTAGGGAGACCAATAAAAGAATAATATGCGTTATCACTAGTACTTACACCAGCCACAAAATTCTTCGCATTTAATATTCTGATTTGATCAGTTATAATTGCTGACATTTTTACAGGGATTTTTTATTTATTTATTAGGCTATGTAGTTCTTATACTTAAGAGGTTCAGTACGTATAACAAGCATTG